ATCTGGTAACTTATATGCTGGTGGAGCTTTTACATTAGCTGGTGGAGTTGCCAATACAACAAAAATAGCCAAATGGGACGGTTCTGTCTGGACCCCGTTGTCTACTGGATTAAATAATGCTGTTAGGGATATTGTAATTGATAAAGACGATAATCTTTATATTGTTGGTAGTTTTGATAACGCAGGCGATGCTAATGGTGATTATGTTGTAAAGTGGACGGGTTCAGCATGGGTTAGTTTAGGAACTGGTGCAAATGCGACACTAAGGGCAGCGGCTTTAGACAATGTAGGTAATTTATATGTTGGTGGTGATTGTACCACGTTAGGTGGTGTGACAGTTGGATATTGGGGACGGTGGAACGGTCAAAAATGGGAAGCACTAGGCGGTGGTGTAAATGGTGGTGTTTATAAGATTTTTATAAAAGACAATTTAGTTTATTTATCTGGTGATTTTACATACTCTGATGAGGGCCTCGTTGCAGATAGAATATTCGTATATCTTGGAAACAATATTTATCAAAGACTAGATATTAATTTACCAGGTGCGCCGTATGTTTATGGAGTATTTTTTGATAATTTAGATAATTTTTATGTTGGGTTTAATACATCAGGCGACGCTGAAATCTCTGGCGATGATTATGTTGTCATTATTACAAATACCGGGACAGCAAAAACTTATCCCATTATTAAAATAACAGGCCCTGGAACACTTAATATAATTCAAAACTACACTACAAATAAAAGAATAGGATTTAACAATCTAACATTATTAGCAGGTGAAGTAATTACATTGGACTTACGTCCTGACAAGTTGACCATGACATCAACGTTTGCACGGAATATAAATCGTTATTTGATAAAAGGGTCAAACTTAGATTTTCCATTAATATCAGACACTAACAGAATAGCGACATTCATAGACGGTACGACAACAGCCGCAACAGGCACAACGATGAAATGGAAGCCAATGCTACACGGATTGGACGGGGCGCAATATGAGTAGTTATCAGATTGTTCTCAAGACGGACGAAGGACTTGAAGTCAAACGACTGTCACAAGTCAACAGCTTACGGGCTGGACGGGTTGACAGGGCAATCATGCCTTGTGAGATTGTGATACCGCAAACGCTGACACCGAACGATTTCAGCAAAGACATGATTGTCGAGATATGGCGCGACAATGGCGACGGTTCGATTACGCTGGACGGTGAAACGGGCTACTTTCTAAGACGATGGGAATTTTACCGCGATAGCAGCGGACAGGACATGATATATCTGTACGCACTGGACGGGAATTATATCCTTGAAGGGCGCGAAGTGGAGTATGACGCGGAGTCAACACAGGCGACAAAATCCGGCGTTGCGTGTGACGTGATAAAAGAAATCATTGATGAAAACTTTGTGAGCGATGCTGTTGATACTTCCCGTAATCTGGCAGCAACATATTTCACCATTGATGGGGATGATGGGGCTGGTGGCACGGTCACAAAGGCATTCAGCAGACAACAGGTGTTATCCACCGTTAAGGCGTTGGTTGACCAATCGCGCAACGAAGGCACATGGGTGACGTTCGATGTTGTCTATGACGGGGCATTACCGTTCACGTTCAAGACGTTTACCAATCAGCGCGGAAATGACTTGAGGGAGTCAATCACATTATCAGTCGAAGCAAACACGCTAGTTTATCCATCATTATCGTTCGATTACACCAACGAGAAAACAGCGGCTTATGTGGCTGGCAAGGGTGAAGGAACGGCGCGATTAGTAGGAACTGCTACCAGTACAGCTATCAATGATTCGGTATGGTCACGGCGTGAAGTGGTGACACAGAACTTCCAGGTGACAACCGAAGCCGGATTGGATAATGAAGCAAGGGAATTTTTGAACAAGAATAAGGGTAGGATTACACTGACAGGACAGATAGCACAAACGAAGGGGTTAAAGTACGGGCGTGATTGGAATTACGGGGACAGGGTGTTGGCTACTTATTTAGGCTATACGTTCGATTGTCGTATCAACGGGTATGAGATTAACTACTCAACCAGCGGTGACACAACGGTTGATACTGTCACGGCGTTTATTGTGGGAGATGAGCAGGTATGAACGGACAACTAGATCCAATTGAGTTGATGAAAACCATCAACGAGCTTGAAGACAAAATCAGCGCACTGGCAACGATACAAATAGGCGGTATCTGGACATCCTACACACCTTCGATAACGTATTCAGGTGGGACAACAGATCCAACCAGTTTGACTATTTCATCGTCAAGATACTCTGTTGTTGGAAAAATATGTCATTTAAATATTGTAGCTACGCTGGTTAGAGGTTCAGGAGATAGAACACAAACACAGTTTACATTACCCATAAATTACAACGCGCAATTTTGCGGATCAGCGTTAGTTGCGTATGTGTCAGGGTCAAACGCATGGAGAGTTTATGGTAATAGTAGCACAAAAACTCACATAGATCACGGAGCTATGACGGGCGATGGTGTTATTTATGTATCAGCATTTTATCAAATTGCATAGTTACACAGATTCCAGTTTTGTGAACTGGACATGGTCACGGATGCTTACACGGTCGATTGTAGTATGGAGGAAAAATGAAGCTAAAACTATTGATGGTGTTTATCGGTGTTTTGGTGATACTGCTAATGGCAGGATTGGAGATTGTACAGGGCGACGACGTTGGTTATCCGGTCGATTACGGTTATCCGATTCCAATTGATTACGGTTATCCGGTAGGCTATCCCGTCGATGTTGGCTATCCAGTACCAGCATATCCATCACCTATAGACGAAGGCTATCCGGTTTATGTTCCCGTTCCTGTTGTCGGCTATCCCGTCGAGATTGAAGCCGTCAACAATCCGGTAATTCCGGATGGTTCAATCGAGCCGTCAAGTAATCCTGTACAGTTGGAGCCTATCCAACCACAATACCGCAACGGGCGCAATTTGTGGCAGGAGATTGTGTATCAGTTTAGCAGGCTGTTGGAGCTAATAAAATGACATACACGACATATCTGCCACTTGTTATGAATAACTTTGTAGTAGCAGAGGAGGATGATAAACCTATGAAACCAATTGTCGACATTAGTTACTGGCAACAAGGCATAGATTACGATAAGTTTGCAGATGGTATCAGCGGTGCGATTCTACGCGGTGCATACGGGATCTGGAAAGATACCATGTTTGAAACGCACTACAAAGAATTACACGCGCGCGGCGTGCCACTTGGAAGCTATCACTATATTATCGGCAACTATACAGGTACGGCTCAAGCGGACATATTCAATCAGGCTATCGCTGGCAAGGATTTGAAGTTAGGGCTATGGGATGACGTTGAAGACAGGGGCGTGACAACTGGACTGATTCCAACCGTCGTAAATGAATATCATTCAACGATTGAATTACTATCAAAACGCAAGGTTGGAATATATACGGGTGTCTATGCCTGGTCTGAAATCATGGGCAGTCAATCCACAAGATACGGTGATAAGCCGTTATGGGTTGCACATTATGGGGTGACTTCACCATCATTGCCGCGATATAGTTCCTGGACTTCCTGGGTATTATGGCAGTGGTCAAGCAAAGGTTCAATTCCAGGTTATCCGTCCAGTGTTGACATGGATGTTTTCAATGGCACTGAAGAAGAATATCAAAAGTATTTCAGCCTGAGTGAAATCATTCCAGAACCACCGCCCGTTATACCATCTACTCAAGAGGTTATATTACCTACACTAAAGGTGATAAAAACCGTCAACATCCGTTCACAGCCTAACACTTCGGCAAGCGTGCTTGGTGTTCATGTGGCGGGTGACATGCTGGACGTGTTAGAAGTAAAGCCAATCAGCGCGGTATCAGTCTGGGTTCGTGACGAACGCGGCTGGTCGGCTGTTGTGCATTACGGCGTTAGGTACATGGAATAACAACCAATAATTAGTCTAAACCTAATTATCGTAGTATAGAAAAGGGGCAACCTTGTCAAAAGCCAAAACAATACTTGTACCAATAGCAGATACACATTGCGGAGGAAGTACGGCTATAGCACCACCAACATTTACAATCCATAATCAAATAACAAACGAAGAACAAATAGTCCACCATAACCGCTTGCAATCTTGGATTTGGGAGAATTGGACATCACACTGGGACTATGTCAAATTCCTTGCTGGGTGGACAAGTAAACGCAAACGCAAGCATAGAATAATTTTTGTCCACGTTGGGGATGTTATCGACGGCAACCATCACGGGACATTACAAATCGTTCAAGATGTAGCCGACCAAGTGCTAATGGCAATGCAGATATTTGAGCCTATCGTTGACATGTGCGATGCCTTCTATGGCGTGCTTGGGACGAACGTTCACGGCTCCAACGAAGAAGCAGCAATCTACCGCAATCTTGGCGCTAACGATTACGGGCAAAACATCATGTTAGAAGTTGACGGCAAGCTCCACGACTTCGCACATCATGGCAGGACGGGTAGCAGACCGTGGACAAGCGGCGCGGTATCAATCGGCGTAGAGGTCATGTTAGATTGTGGTCAACAGGGCTTACCATACCCTGATTATGTGTGGCGTGGTCACAAGCATAACATTGATGACAGCGGTGACAGACTGGACGGGACAAGGGTCATCTGCTTGCCGTCGTGGCAACTCAAGACAGAATTTGGGCATAGGGTCGTGCCAAACCGTACACGCTCCGACATTGGCGGTTACATCGTCGACGGTGGGTTGGTTGACAATTCACGGGCGCGGTATAAGGGGCAACCCGACCAAAGGAAGGTTATTAAATTCCCATGACAGAAAACGAACTACTACTTGAACTCACGAAAGAACTGTACATTCCACCCGTACAGTCGGACGAAGTCACCGCGCAATCATTGGCGAAGCAAATCGGCACGAGCGCAAGAAACGCGCTTGACATACTGCAACAGAAGGAACGCGACGGCCTGCTTGTCAGTCGTTGGGCAAAAGGCGACAAGGGCAGGCGGTTGTTAGCGTTTCGCAAACCGTAGCTATCATCCTTCATCTCTCTCCTCTTTGCTTCCGCTCACAGAATATCGTGGGCGGTTGCAATTAACCAGGGTACAGATTGTACCCCTATTGACATCATAGAACGATTGTGCTAGTATATTTGTAATCCACTTATGTGGAGGTGGACGGCTTAGCCGTTGAATAGTACCCGGCAGGCTTAGGACTCCGATGTACAACGTAAGAGAAACCGCCGACCGAGCCGGGTCGTACCCCCCCAGAGGATAGAATCGCTGGGCCTCCTCTTTAGTGAGGATTTTGTTAGGGAGTAATTCCTAACAGCCCTGTCGGGCTTAGGCAACTTGACAGGGTTATTGCCTGAAAATCAGTCCTGATACCGCGTTATGACCTGGGTTCATCCAGTAGTGGTTCGGGGCTGATTTTGTTATTATCTGACTAGGTTCTGCTTTTTATATAGAATAATAGACGTCCGATGTCTATTATCCTAATTTTTTATAATCCTTATTACCACTTACGCGTTAAAACGATAATACAACCTACACCTTATTACTTCTTTTCATACCCGTAAACAATACAATTTTGTATATTATGATGATATGAAATATTATTTGGCATGCCGTATATTGCCGTTAAATGCCATTATTAGGCTATCATCCTCTCATTCTCTCTCCTCACTGCACCGCCTCCAGAACACCGGGGGCGGTTGCAATTAACTTGACAAATGGTGTATAATCTAATCAATCCACTTATGTGGAGCTTGGTGTGCTACAATTGGCGAGTAGATAGGTTGACGTGCTATCCTATGGACGACACTGAATAGCTACAGTAAAAGCACGAAATAAAGTTCGTCCTTCTCAGGTTCAAATCCTGACACACCAAAATGCCGATATAGCTCAATTGGAAGAGTGGTCGCCCTGTAAGCGACTGGTTAGTGGTTCAAGTCCACTTGTCGGCTCTGCTGGTGTTATGGGTTTGATCAGCCCTAGCATAAAGACGCCCCGAATCAGGCTTACCAGCAAAAAACCTCAATCGCTTCGGTGGTTGAGTGCTACCCGTGAGGGTATGCGTAAAATCAGCTCCACATGACGGGGCTGATTTTGTCAATGTCTATTATCCTTTACAAAGTGTATTAACCCCTACGCATTAAAACGACCATACAAACTATACAGTTTTGTATATTATGGCACTACGGAATACATGCAATCGCATTGCCAAATTGTACAATAGAACCCGTCCAAAGTGCATAGTAACGCGTCATTTTTTGCACTTTGGTGTGAAACTTCCACATTATTCCTTCGTATTCTGTGTAGATTATCACGGAATACGTTTGTGATTTGTGTACAATTTATTCAGCGGTGGTGATTAAATTTTGGAATGACTTCCCATTTGTAGCGTGAATTTTGGGAAGTGGAATGATGCTACAATCCCGCTACAACGAAAACTTACACGTGAAAAAACGCAAAATAAAAGGATTAGCGTTATTGACTAATCCTTTATTGTAAAATCGCTAGAATCGAGTTTTTTTTCATTAACCTCTTCTAATAATCCAATGACATAAAGTGAGTTGGTTCTTTTGTAATAATCAACCACTCTATTATTTTTGTGTCTATTACAATTCTTTCTCCAACTAAATCTAATTCATATCGCTTCGGTAGTTGATTGGAATTAAACTGGGAAATAAAATCAAAAACATCCATTGAGATTTTAATAGTTTTAGTATTGTCTAATTCTGTCCACTCTTTAATATTGTTTATTTCTTGTTCAAACATTAGACTATATATGCTTTTAACTTCTTTCATGTTCTTCGCAATAATCCAGTCATGTCCATCTGAAAACATTTGTAATTCAGTCATTATTCCTCCTATCCGTAATATGTATCATCCTTTTTTCCAAAGTTGTCGCCACGTGCCGCCGCCTGACATATCGCGATTATGAACACGCCGAATATTGTACCGACGAACAAGCCGACAACAAACCAGACGAAACCAATCCAGAAGTGGGTCATCATTCACCGTCCTTATACATGCTAATTTCATTGTCTTGGCGTTCCCATCTTTTTCCACACACAACACCAACCCAAAAGAAAACGTTCATAAACACTAAGACGGCAGAACAAAATTCAACACCTATTTCAATTGTCATCATTCACCGTCCTTTGGTGGTTGGTATCTTCCAACAAGGTCAGGACATTCCATTTGATAGAACATCAATTCATCTTCCAGTTCCTGCACACGTGATTGGAGACGGACAATCTCCGCATCCTTCTGTGCTATGGTTGCGGTGAGTTTTTCGCGTTGATCAAGTAGTCCTAGCCACTCTGTATATGGTAGTGTTATGTTCATCACTCCACCTCCACGTACTTGATACGCTTGCCACAGTGAGGGCAAAACTCATAATAATTACGTTGTATTATTGTTGGAATAACAGAAAAATCCTTTCTTTCGTGATAATGTGGATTCCTAAAAAACACTTCGCTAAACATCGGTTCATGTTTCCACTCGCACACTTCGACATCCTCAACAACAAGCGGACACCATGAGGGGCGAGTATCCATTTCAAGCAAAGCCGTTCTATTTACTGTAATATTTGTACATAATGAAAATGGTATTTTACAAACAGCACATCTTATCGGTAGATCACCACCCACAACAATCTTGATTATGTTCATCATTCCTCCAATTTTCCAAAATTCAACAGGTGAATAAATCGCATCCGGCACATGTGGTCGGGTGCCTTGAATTGTACAAACTCCTCCACCAGCCGCTCAAAGTCTGCCAGCCTTGCGTCCAGGTAATCGCGCTCCTGCTCCAGTTGTGCTATTTCGTCAGTCTGTCTGATTGCGTGCCAAAGGTTTACCATGTTTTCACCATCCCTCCTGTCGTAAAATCATACGCTGTTGTCGCGTGTCGTTCGTCTTCAATCATCTGATTTGCACTGGTGTGGGTTACGCGTAATTCTACCAGCTTGCAGCCGTTACATTGTGGTGTACCAATTTTGACACAATGTTCCTGATAATCAGGGGTAAATAAGATACGGGCGTGGGTGCAGCGGTGTTGCATGTTATGCCTTCGCAATCTTCCTAAAATAATACTTCCACACAATCGCACGGGTTTCGCGGCTCATGTCTGCCATTGCTTTAGTCAGCGCCATTTTGTATCCTATTTCTTCGTCGTATTTATCTTTGGGGTGACACCGGGCAATGCCTATCACCGGCTTTCTGTCGGATAACACCAGCTCGCACACAATGGCGCGCCGGATAACGTCCTCGTAAAATTCCAGCGACTTGACTCTGGGCTGTATGTGATTCAAATAACCTGAACAAAAACTATTTTCAATAGGATTACTAAGAGCTATCTCATAATTTTCACAATGTATTATAGACATTTCAATTCTCCTTTTCTGTTTCAGTCTCAATTAATTCAGCCGCATCTTTTTCTGCCTGCATACGTACTGCCTTTTCAGCTAACATATTTTTTATTGCGTTCAGGTCGATAGCACTGATCAGATCTGCCATTTCAATGTTTACTTTGAAATCTGCATGTTCTCCACGCCATTCGTATTCATTTTTCTTACATGTAACTTTCAATTCGATTTCTAACATTTCATCAATCCTCTCTATGCGTGTACATGATTATTTTGCGTTCTTTTTTTCAAGCCAGTATTTCGCGTCATTGAATTTCTTCAGGGTGTCCTCATCCTTTGGGTTTTCCTTGAGCCGTTTGGTGTAAGTATTCAGCCGTCCTGCTAATTCACCTTTGGTCATGTTCTCCCATTCGTGGGATTCGTCTGTTGTTTCTGTCACCTGTCCACCTAATTCGACGGCTGCTTCTACCAGGGTGGGGGGTTCGTCCACAAAGATTTTGATTTCTGGCTTTTCTATTGTAATCCTCTGTGTTGTGTCAATGTAGCCTTCTTCGTCGGTGTCAACACCTAATTCTTCAGGTGTGTAGATTGGAGATCCACCAAAGATACCAGGGGCAAAGCGTCGCGCTCCGCGTGTGATTGCTCGGGCAAATAACATATCGCTTGGATATGCTTTCCATGTCGGCTTTTCCTTCCATGTACTTGTTTCTTTGTCCCAATTTTTATTTATGTTTCCTGCAATAACTTCTGTCATTGTGAAGCTAGATTCGCCTTGTTTTTCTCCATTCTCGAACCACTCAAGGACACATTCTTTGTCTGTACAAATTTTTATTCGGTAGTTGTAACGTGGATCATTCTTCACAAGTGTGGCTACAACATTTGAACCGAGGGCGGGTTTGCCTTGAATAATATGGATACCTGTCATTGATGCAAAAGGTGGAAGTCCTAATTCTGCACCAGCCATAACTTTTACGATTGCCTGGGCTTCTGTTTTCACGTCCGAAAAATAACCGGACTTTTGCAGCGCTTGGGCTGCCTTGCTGATATTGTCGAAATTCTGATAAACTGCTAATTGATTGCTTTCCATCTCATCCTCCGATTATTTTTTGTATTGCGTTTATGTCCCATTCAATTTGGCGTCGAAGTGCTTCTATATGTTCTGCTTTATCTTCTTTGTCATAGAATCTTAGTATTCGATTAAGCCTCCTAATGTCTTCCTGTAATTCTGCAACTTGTTTTTGCTGTTCCTCTGTTATAAATTGATTTTCCATCTCATCTCTCCTTTACAATTTCATCTGCAATTTTTGCACATAGGGCTGTTGCCCCGAACACTAACATGATTATGATTTCTACTGGCATGATTGCTCCTCTTTTAGTTCACCAACCGTATGACCATTTTCTCTCAAAATATTTGCTGCTACACTGGTAAAGAAAAAATCACCGCTGCTAAATTCTACTGAATACAACATAGCTTTTTCAATAATATTCATCGCGCTGGCCGGTACATTATCAATGTGATATTTTTTTTCATTCATATTGTTCATTATTCACCTCTACTTTATTATACAGATTCCACATCACAATAATAGATACACATGTTCTATTTATTAGGATTTGCAATTACATCAAATGATGACATATCGGTTTCATTTGTCAATTCATAACTGCAAAACAATCTCATGTATCCTGATTTTGGTAAGCAGTCCATATTCCAATCAATAATTGGTGCTAATCTTGTTTTAAGAATTTCATCTAAATTTCTTTTATATCCACCATAACCACCGATTCCATTCAGGTGTAACACATCACTACAACCAGAAGACTTACAAATCGGATAGTTTCCTTTACAAAACACATAAGTAATTAGTCTATAACCACTATCGTGTATTTCATTATATTTTCCTGGAATTATAACAAGCGTGTCAAATTTTCCGATATTTTCTTGCCAGTCTTTAGTTGGCAGATTTTCAAAATCTTTTTTTGTCATTTCATTTATTTGTTTATATTTTATTGGTTCTCTCATTATTCACCTCGTCTCATATAGCTGGTTGTGTAATCCCATTCCTTCGCGGGTTTGTATTCCGGCTCAACATCCGGAAGGCAGTCACCAGGCCCGAAGGGGTCAACGTTCAGCATGTCGTGAAGTTCGTCCAGTAGCATGTCTGCCCGGGCTATGGCTTCGTTCATTACGTCCAGGGTGATGGTGTCATCCAGCACTCGAACGTTCTCAAGGTCGTCAACGAACACTACGCCTGAATTGTCACTGTCAACACCGTAGCCATAGAAGAACTTCGTGAACGGCTTCGTTCCGTCAATCGTGCTTACCAATACTCTACCAGGGAAGTGTGATAAGCGATTCACCTGTACTTCGTAGCCTTTCCATGTTGCATATACTTGTTTCATCTCAATCTCCTTTGTTATCGTTATATAGATTATACAACTTATTTTATAAAAATCAAGTGTTTTTAGCAATTGCTTGACTTTTTGTTATAAAGTGGTATTATTATATAAACGGAGGCACTTATGATAAAAGATAGAGGAAAAAAGTTACGTAATGAATTGCAGTGGGTAATGGTATTGAAGCTGCGTAAAAGTGGCATGACATACCAGAAAATAGGTGAAACCCTGGGTATCAGTAAGCAGCGC